GCTGGTCAGCATCCCATGCAAACTAGCAGCAAGCAAGTCAACGGCCTGGAGTGCAGTACCGTCAAAGATAAGTTCCATGCGCTTTTCGCCACGGCTACGCTTACGAACAATATCCGCTTTGCGGGGCAGCATGTAATCAGCTAGTTCCTGATAATGCGTATCCCAGTTATCTCTACGGCCTTTAAGGTATTCGTACCGCTTTACTAAGCCCTTAACGAAATCTTGCATGTATTACCCCAATAATGTAGGTGCGCCTGTGCCACCAGTGGTTCCGGTTTGCTGACCCAAAGCACCAGCAACAATGGTAGACCCAGCGCCTTTACGCTTTCTAGCCTTCATTGTCGCTTCCTCAGCCAAGGCCGCTGCGCGTTGTGTGTCTTTTTCACCCGCCTGTGCTGGTGGAGGTGGTGGTGGTGGTGCTGGTGGAACATATACTTTTGGCTTCAGAAAAGACATTACTGCCCCCCTGTTGGTGATTTTGCGCTAGGCGTTGCGTAGGCTACACCGTAGCCCTCCATCAAAGTACCAGCGCCGCCAGCACGTTTGCCTTTAGTGCGGCGAGTGCCACGACCAAGCATTGTGTCATCGGGTACAACTTCCGGCGTTACCTCTGGCGTAACTTCTGGTGTCGTCGCTGGCGCTTCTGGTGCGCCGTATAGCATTGCACGACGTTCTTCTTTGTCAGTGTTCATAACCACATCAAAAGTTTCAGTAGCCACTTTTTTTACTGGCTTTTCAATGATTTCTTCAAAGGCTTCATCAGCTATATTTTTGACGCCCTTTGCTACTTTTTTTACTGGCCTTTCCAAAGGTTCGACAATTTTCTTGTCTACAAACTTTGTAACTTTCTTAACTGCTTTTTTTACTGAACCCATATTAGATACTCCTATTCCTAAATAATCAGGCCGCTGCTTTCCATAATTGTACCGCCACGCTTGCGGCGCTGCTTACTCATATTTGACAAAGTTGTTCCTTCTGGTGAAGGTGCGACTGGTGTTGGCGCAGCCTTGGCATCGCCAGAAATGACTACGTTCTGGTTTTCTTTTGGAATGCCCATGCCAAGTGCCAAGTCACTTGCAATTTCAGTCATGGCAGCGTCTCTGTCTGTTTTTTTAGAAGCATCTTTCAGCTTTGCCATCAACTCTGGATTTGAAAATAATTGCCTGGCAGCACCCATTTTAATTACCCCACTCATGGAAACCTAGCTTCTGGGTTTCAGTGCGAAGCCAGAATGCTTTGTTATAACCCTTATTAGATAACACACTTTTCATTTTTCTGAAACCTAAAGCAATATTACGCTTTCCACCTGGCGCAATAAAGTCAATCAGCCAAGGTAATGCACCGCCGCCATCGTACCCAGAAACAGGGAACTCAAGTTCTTCCGTATAGTAAACTATGTGCCTGTAGTTAGGGAAACCCCAAGTTGCAAACACAGCGGGCTGGTCGTTCTCATCGCGCAGAACTATATACTGGTCTAGCAGCATAGGAGTGCGGATATACTTCTCCACCTCCTCAACGCCCCACCAGTCGTGGTAATCGCTGCCATCAAGCAATCGTTTGATTGCATCTACATCAACTGACTTACTCATAACGTAAACGGGTTGTAGTCCATCTGGGCGACTTGCTGGGGAGGCTTGGTAAAGTTGTTTCTATTCTCCAGCCCAACCGCCAAATATCTAAAAGCATCAGCCGCGTGGCTGGTAAAGTCGTGCAACGGATGGTCGCGGAATACTTTACGCCTCTCGTCAAACTCTTGCCTGTACTGCCGTAAATACTCCAAACCTTCATGGCACTTATCCTTATCAAAATAACATTTAGGTATCAGCATCCGTGCAGCGTTAATACCGTCAGCTACCTTCATCTTTGGAACCACACGAAACTTAATGCCTAGCGTATAAGCAGTCTCTAGCCTAGACCTACCGCTGCCTAACTCCCGCACTTCAATGTCATGCGGGGCTAGATGGTCTCCATAGGTGTAATCCTTCTTGCTTAGAATGTCAGCGTAATGGTCTAAGCCAACTCCGCTACTCTCATAATAATCAATCACATTAACCGCACCGCCACGGAATATCTGCGCAAACCAAATAGCTGTGGAATCATTTATACCCAAATCCCAAGCGGTATGCACAGGGTACATAGGGTCATAAGGTATCCGTGTCACCCTGCCGTCTTCTTCAGCAGCAACTAACAGCTTTGCATAATAAGCGCCAATAATAGCTGCCGTGAACGAACATTCATATTCCTGTTCATATTGTTCTGGTGTCATCTGTGCCTGGGCAGCAGCCAGTTCCTCCTCTTTAACCAGCCCACTCTCACTAGCCTTGACCGTCTTGTGATACCACTGGTCAGACCCGTTCTCCACCTCGCTAATAGCTGTCTGCATCAAATCATAAAAATGATTATGACCTGCCGGTGTACCTAAAAAGATAGCCGCACCCTCTCTATCAGACAGTGCTGGTCTAACAACCTCCCCCCATACCCTTGGGTTCTGCATGCCAAACTCATCGAAAGCACACATGTCCAAATAAATACCACGCAAGGAGTCAGGGTTCTCAGCCGACAGCAACATCAATCTGCCACCATTGGGAAAGTCCACCCGTAATTCTGTCTCATTGAAAGAAACACCTGGTATCACTCCGGCGTAATACTTCACATAATCCCAAGCAATACGTTTGGCTTGCGTAAAAGTAGGTGCCACAAAAGCAACTCTAGGCCGTGGTAACTCACAAGTAAGGGCTTTCTTAATCAATTCATTTACCGCCCAGACCGTTTTGCCAAAGCGTCTGTGCATCACAAGCACATTCCAACGCTTCAAATTATTGTGCATTTCTGCTTGTAAAGGTCTAGGCTTGTAAGGAATCTTAATTGCTGCCACTGTCAGTCTCCCAAAGGATGCGCACGGTTCCGTCACTAACCTCTACACCAGCACGGTTCTTACTGTCACCAAACTTCTCAGGTAATACCTTGCCTACCTTCCAGCGCACATGATGGGCATAATCCCGCAACACATGAGGGTTATAATCCTTTCTGCCGTGAAGGGCATCACCATACAACGTATCCAGTTCCTCTAGCGCCTTCTCAGCACTCTGCTGCTGTGCTTCCTTCACCGCCGCAGCAAATGCCTCATCCCGCTTGCAACGCTGGTAGAAGGCCGTCCTAGACACGCCTGTGGCCTCGCACACGTCAACAATGCTATGCCCGTCTGCCAAGCTGGATATGATTATGTCGGTTCTTTGCTTTGTTAGTTTGGTCATCGTTACCTCTGGGTGTGTGTTGAATATGTCTATTTAACATATATAAAGCTGGCCGCGCGCTGTCGGGGGTATCGACCTGCAAAAGCCCCCCCCTATGCCTTTGACTGTGGCACAAATGTCACACTGTGTCCTGGCTGCAACAAGGTAAGCATTGCTGTCCTATATATGTCAGCATTGTTGACGTTGTTTTATTCATCTGGTAGCCTTGCGCCGTTGCAATGCAGCGCGATAGGTTCCGTGCGTTGTGCGTGTTTTAAAATACAAATCCAACCTTCCCAAAAACAAATCTCAAACAAATTCAATGCTTGCCACACTTATATATATAAACAAACTTTTTTCCAATGTGTAAACTTTTTTTATATTTTGCTGTTGACAAGGCGCAGTCACTGCGCTATCTGACAATCAAGACAACAAACCTTGGAGGGTTAAATAATGCTAATCACATATCAAGATATAGCCGACAAGCTAAAAGAAATCGTAGTTGAGCAGGTTTCAAAATCCCCAGCCGAACGCGACTGGTATGCTGAATTGGGAAACCTGATTGACGAACTGGAAGCAATACAAGGCAATTCAAAGAGGGATTAAAAATGACTCATTACATAACACAACTAAAAGACGACGCGAACGCAATAACAGAACATCCTAATATTGAGTGGATTGATAGCAGTTATCACAACGACGCTTGCGCCTCTATCATGGCCGAGTTTGATGACATGGCAGAGAATTATGTCCAGTTGTTTGCTTTCGAGAACATAGAGGCCGCGAAAGCGGAGGAATTCAATGAAATTTACGCCATCACAATTTGCCGGAATGGAAGCCACGACTACGCCGGATTTGTGACTAACGATAGAAACGAGGCAATTAACAAGGCGATAAAATTAGCTAATGAAATGCAAGCTGATTTATTGAAGCCATACTTTGACAGCGACGACGTTTGCAGAAACGGCAAGCCGATTGCCGATTGCGTTTGTTGCTAACAACGGCTGGCAGGGGCAACCCTGCCGCCTCATGGCTTGCCCTAGTGGCATACCATGCGGCGCAAGCCGATAACGCAATAGCCATTATAGGAGGGTTACACAATGGCAAAATTTAATGGTTATAC